TCAGCCCTAAATCCCAAGCAATCTCTCGCCTACTCTTGCCAGTGCCTAGCTCCCTAACTTCAATGTCGTGAGGGGCGTTGTGGTTCCCATAAAGATACCGCTTGCCCTGCAAGACCTGACAGTAATGCGGCAAACCCTCATTGCGATTTTCATAGTAATCAATCACATGAACTGCGCGGCCTACGCTCTGCGTAAACCATATCGCGGTACTATCCCCAACTCCAAGATCCCAGAAGGTGTCTACCTTGGCAGTAGGGTCATAAGGCACATTCCCAATACGACCATCACCCTGCGCATCTTCTAGCTCCTTGCCGTAAATAGCGCCGGGAACATTGGCGTTCCAAGAACATTCAAACTCTTGCGCATACTGGTCAGCCGACATCATAGCTCTGGCGGCGTCTAGCTCTTCGTCGTCAAGCAAGCCTGTCTCAGATGCTTTGTAGACGACATCCAGCCAATCATCACTCGCAGCAGCCTGCTCGTAAATCTCGTAAAACGCATTGTGGCCCATCGGTGTTCCGACGAATATTCCCCAGCCCTTACGATCTGACAGGGCAGGGCGTAAGACCTCCGGGAAGACATTCTCAGGCATCTGTGCAACTTCGTCCATCACAACGCCGTCAAGGTAAATACCGCGCAGGCTGTCAGGGTTCTCAGCGCCTAGTAAGCTTATTCTGGCTCCTGTTGGGAGGTCACACCGTAATTCTGTTTCGTGAAACTTTACGCCCGGTATTTTGCCTGCGAATTGTTTCAAATAATCCCATGCTACGTTTTTGGCCTGCCTATATGTAGGGGCCATGTACGCATAGCGTGGGGAGGGTTGCTGGTTTAAGATTGCATCTCGCAGAATGTGGTTGATTGCGAAAACTGTTTTGCCAAACGACGATGGCAGACGACAACGCCCCAGCGCTGTTGTTGCATGTCGTTGTGGAGTTTTTGTTGTAATGGACGTGGGGCGTAAGGTATTACGATGTCCATCAGTGAGGCTCCATGCTCAGGTCGGGTATATATACTAGTAAGCGGCGGCAAAATTTTTTGGGGGGTGGGGGTCGCCCACTCGCCTTTAAATAGTAGTAAGGCGCATAACCAACATTATGTTAAATTTTATATACAGCGTTATCAATAACTTAGCCAAAACGTGCAACTTATGGGAGAGTAAAACCCAAAAAAATCAAAAGATCAGGGGGGGTATGATGACCCAGCTACTCGCGCGTAGCTCTGCACCGACAGAGCCTCCAGTATATACATGTTTTGCTAGTCATCTGTAGCAGATACAGCAACATCACCACCAGCCCAAGAGATAGTAATAGCTTGATTAGATGGCTGGTCTTCCTTCTTGTCTCTGATGCCCCAAGGCTGGCTTCGACCCAACGACCACTTGAGCGTATCAACCTCAAGTCGTCTGCGTTGAACTTCAGCATTGGCTAATCGGTTGTCCTCAAACTCTGGAAGATCAGACGATGCAAGATCTTGTATGTGATCGCTAAAGTATTCAGCCTGCATCACACGACCCTCACGATACATACTGTACATCTCATCGTCTTCTACGACCTTGTACATGATTGCACGATAAGATGGCATCTCTTTATCTTTACAGATTGAAACCAAGCTTTCACCCATCGCAAGCCGGGCAACAATCTTCTGCATAATTTCTTTCGTAAGCTTGATTGGCTTCTTTGCTGGCTTCTTCATATTCTTTCCAAAAAAATAGCGCCAACAACAAATTGCTGACGCTTCACCTGATTTTATCCCAAAATATCTGTCAAATTTAAAGTTTCAACAGATTTTATTAGTATTTCCTTATTTCTTTCCACATATCGTCAGCCGCATCATCCTTAGCCTTTGACAGTCTAGCCTTAGATATCCCGGTTACTGCATGTACTTGAGCAGGCGTTCTTCCATTTGCACGGCTATAAACTGCCTTCTTCATCTTCATCGATNCATCAACCAAAGCAAACTGATGCCAAACCTCAAGCATAACCTCCGCACGATCAANCTGAAAACTAGAAGGCATTGGNGGTGTAGATTTTGCCTTTGGCGCATGATCCAGTTCNCCAGCTAAATAGGCTGACATCAACTGCCAGTGAGACACGCTCTCAGGGCCATCAGGAAGGCTTGTCTTCCTTGGGAACCCAGACCTTGGTGGAGCCTTATACGCCACTCTGGACACGTAGCAGGCTTCCCTTAACAATGCCCAAATTACATCTGTATCTTTTAGCGTTGATCCTTTCCTAACTTGATCCTTTGCAAGCTCAATACCATCAGCGATTGACCTTGCGCCAATCATGGTTGATCATCATATCGTGATAGTTCCACACGTCAGTCTCCCACATGTTTAAGATATTTCGCCAGATCAGCGAGCATGTATTTGAAATGATCGGGATGAATCACAGCAACCTTCTCTCCATTCTCCCAAACATACAGCCCATCATCTCGTACAGCCCAATGGTAGCGCCACTTATTCAGCTTCATCGATCACCTCGTAATAGCTTGGTCGCTCAGGAGCAGGGCGAGAGGTCGCAGCTATTTTTAAATGCTTGGTCAGATGAAAGATATTGTTCTGCACACAGTTCTTCGTAAGCATCAGACTTTCAGCTATCTCAACTCTTGTCTTTGGCCCTTGTCTTCTCAATAAGTCTAGGATCTGCCGCGCTGCCTTGCTCATGTACAGACTTGGTTGACTTCCAGCATCGCAAGGCAACGGCTCACGCAATGCAGCAACTGCCTGCTCACGTTCAAACGCAATCATCATCTTGCCTAGTTCCTCTTCATTAAAACGGAATGGGATCGTCATGGTCTATGTCCTTTCTTGTTTTGATTTCTAAAATCTCTGCGCCTTTGAAGTGATCTTTGATTTCTGTGAGCACACCGTTGCGCTGCTCAAACTGATCGATGATGTAAGCAACTTCTCTCGTATTATAAATTCTGACATCCGGGCGTTTCTGTTTAATGACAGGCCAGATCCTGTTGTCTGTCACCACAACTGCATGGAAGTCATCACACTCAACATCAAAGCAGTCAGGCAGTTCAGTGTTCCCAAGCCTTTCAGCTTCTTGATCAAGAAACTGCAAACCTCTCAAACAAACCTGACTGTGTTCCTTCACACCGTCTTCATCTTGCTCGTCAAACGCAGTCCACAGATTAGCAACTGCCTGCGCATACCGCTGCCTTGTCTCGTCGCTGACCAGATCAATCAGACGATCAATCCCCCACTTTTGATTCATGGCATCTGTGAGCTTGGTCATTTCAGTCAACAGAAAGTCGATCCTGATCTCTTGAGCATTCGCCTTCGCGTTCAACAGACGATCCTCTTTCTTTGTCCGACGAGGTGGACGCTTCCTAGTATTTACGATCATTCTTCCTCACCTCACTTGCTCCTTACTCACTATCTCCTCCTCACCCTTGCATATACATGCAAGGGGGTGAGGAGGATGAGATATTCGTTGTTTTTACTCACCTTTCTCACTCTCCCTCACTACTGGTGAGGAAGGTGAGGAAAGGGTCGTATTATCCATTAATTGATCTCCNGATGGCTGATCCATTCGCCNACAACAACGCATGGCGCATCTCTTCCTTGCCGCTTGTCTGGCATCATTTCCAGCCTGAGAACGTCTGTCTCAATCCACTTCTTTAGGATTGCTAACGCCTTGGCTTTGTCGTTTTTGACGCCAACATCCAAATCGAGAACAACAGCAACTGCATTGCCTGCCCAATGCTTTGCTTGGGGTGACTGTCTAAACGGCTCATCTCTGTCGGCTGCTGCTCCGACCAATCGCTGCACTTCCATTGCGTCTTTAGGTCGTACACCGTCGAACAGATCAGGCATCTTGAACTCTGTTGCTACTCCAACGTAATCTCCATTCGTTAGCTCTTCTCCTACCATACGCCTGTAGACTGCCTTGCTTGCAGGCGGCGTAAGGTTAGACTTCCCATCGTCTACTCTGAAGATGCCAAGGCTTTCGATCTCTGACACACCGAGCTTCTGCGCATCGTCTGGCTGTATTTTGTTGATCACTCTAGCTGCTCTTGCTGCACCAATCAGTGAGCCTGCGCCTCTAACACTATCTATGTCTGCATCAACGCCGTTCTGCTTTCTGATATGATGTACAAGGCCTACGGCTGCTTGGGTATCGTCAGCTATGCTTCTTATCGCATCAACAACCAGATTGATTGCCATGTTGTCGTTTTCAGAGACTTCGTGCGCAGATACGAACGGATCGATCATTACAACGCCTATTGAATGCTCTTTAATCTTCTTTGCCATGTGCTCAACAAGTGCTTCGTTGACCATAAGACCATCTCTTGTTTGGGCTGCAAATTTGATTTGAAAGTCACGGCCTGCATCTAGGTAGAGCTTGCCAGATAATTGCTCTTCTTTAATGTTGTACTGCTGCATTGCAGCCAGAACGCGACGATGCATTTCATCTAGCGGATCTTCTAAGTTTATC